GGCGCGGGGATGCGCAGGTGACCCTGCTGTACGGCGCGGGCGGGGCTTCGATCTGGCCCTGGTTCTGCGAGGGGATGGGAGACGCGGCGTGCTGGTCGACCGGCGGGCGACTGACCGGCGGGCACGATGTCACGGCCCTCTGCGCGCCGCTCTCGGGCGGCTCCTGGGTCCTGTGGCGGATCGAGCGGGCCGGGGATCAGGTGCGGGCCGCACGGGTCGATGAGTACGCGCGGCGGATCGAGGCCATGCGCGCGGGCGAGGGCGTGCTCGGGCGGGCCGGGGCTACGCCGCGCGCGGCGGGTGACTGGGCGACTGAGCCGACCGGGGTTGCGACTGCGGCGGCGCTGCGGAAGCTCGGGGCCGATGTCCCGGCGGCGCAGGGCGTGGGGTCGATGCTGCTGCGGGGGCTGATGGCCAGAGCGGCGCGGGCCGAGGCCATGAAGGCCAACAACAAGAGCCACGCGATCGCCGCGAAGAGCGCGGTCCATGCGAGCAGGCGGGCAGAGCTGGCGGCCGTTTCGGCCCGGCTCGGCCTTGTGCCGGCGGCCTCGCTGACGGTGGCGGGCGTCGAGGGGCTGCTGCGGGAGCTGCGGGTGGCCTGGGCGGGCTACCTGCGCGCTGGGACCGATACGGCGGCGACGGCGGAGTGGGGGCGTAGGCTGATGCAGCTCGGGGTGGCTCGGGCCGAGATTGACCGCGCCATCGGGGGCGCGGGACAGGCGGTGAGAGACGCTGGGCAGATTTTGGGGGTGCAGGCATGAGTAATTACCTCGAGGCCGCGCTCGGCCTGGCCCGGCGCGGGTGGGCTGTGCTGCCCCTGTGGCCGATGGTGGCTGGGTCGTGCGGCTGCCCGGCTGGGGCAGCGTGTGACGGGAAGAGCAGGGGCAAGCACCCCGTTGTCGACGGGTGGAGGGAGGCGGCCACGTCGCAGGAGGTGGGCGTGCGGTCGCTGTGGCGGGTGCGGCCGGGCGCCTGGGTGGGCGTGGCGACGGGGCGGCCGTCGGGGGTGTGGGTGCTTGACGTTGACCTTGCTGCTCCTGGGCCAGAGCGGCCAGGGGGTAGCGAGGGCATCACAGGCCCGGCGGCGCTGGCCCGGCTGCAGGAGCTGCACGGCGTGCTGCCCACCACGCTGCGGGCGCGGACGGGGAGCGGCGGGCTCCACCTGTGGTTCAAGATGCCGGCCGACGGGCTCGACATCACAAACCGGGGGCGGCTGCGCTGGGATGGGCAGCGGACGGGCCTCGATGTGCGCGGGACTGGCGGCTACGTCGTCGCCCCGCCTTCGGGGCACTACTCGGGCGGGACCTACGCCTGGGAGGGCTCGGCGGAGGTCGCAGAGGCGCCGGCGTGGCTGATCGAGCTGGTCAGGCCCAAGGCGGCGCCGGTGTCGGCCGGGCCGTGGCAGGGCGTGGGCGAGGCGGGCGGCTCCGGGCGAGCTCGGGATCACGAGGTAGCCTGGGCCAGAGCTGCCCTTGGTCGCGGGTGTCAGGAGATCGTCCGCTCACCGGCCGGGGCGCGGCACGGGGCGATCCTGAAGGCCGCGGAGACGATCGGGGGACTCCTGTGGGCCCTCGATGCGGCGCACGGGAGGGCGGCCCTGGTCGAGGCGGGCCTTCACGCATACGGCGGAGATCAGGGCAAGCGCGCCGAGATCGAGCGGGCCATCGACGGGGCGCTCGCGCACGGGGCCCTGTCGCCGCTGACCGTGCCGGACCGGCCTGCACCCCTCGACCTGGCGCGCGAAGAGCAGGCCCGGCGCTACGGGGGCGGGGACGGGTCGATCCTGGCGCCGGTGCCCGACCTGTCGACTGTGCCGAGCCTGCCCTACGCGGAGCCTGAGGAGGCCCAGGAGGCGCCGCCCGTGCGTGACGTGGGCCAGGAGGAGGATCGGCCTGCACCTGGGCTGCGCTGGGAGGAGCCGGCCGCGCTCCCGGTGATTCAGGTGAACAGAGTGCAGGATCGGGAGCTGATTCGGGCCGCCTGGGCTGCCCTGGCTGCTGCTGGGGCTGGCGTGTACCGGCGGGATGGCGGGCTGGTGCGCATCGTCGACGGTGACGACGGGGCCGCGCGGATCGAGGCGCTTAGCAACGAGGCGCTAACGGGGATTCTCGGCAAGGTGGCCGACTGGGTGACGGTCAGGCAGCCCAAGGGCAACGAGATCTCGAAGGGTGGCAATTTCTATGAGGCCGTCGCCGTTCCCGTGCGCCTTGCCGGGCTGATGCGGGCCGAGCCGATCGCCGGGCTGCCCGTGCTCACCCGCATCGTCGGGGCGCCGCGCTACGTCCGCGGGGCGGACGGGCGGCCGACGCTGCTGGACCGGCCGGGCTACCACGCGGCGGGGCAGCTTTGGCTTCAGGGGCCTGTGTCGCGCCGGGAGTCGATGAGTGTGGCCGAGGCGGTCGGCTTCCTGCGGTCCGACTGGCTTGGAGAGGTGTCGTGGAAGCACGGGCCGCCGCACGGGGCCGAAGATGGCGAGGGCGGGCAGGATGAGGCCGCTGTCTTCGGGTGGCTTCTCGCCGGCTTCACGGCGCGGCTGGTGAACGCGCCGCTGCCCGGGCTGTTTATCGGGGCGGCGCGACAGGGTGAGGGAAAGACCTACCTCGCTCAAGCCCTACTGACCGCGCTGTGTGGCGGTCCAGTCGCGCCGATGGCCTGGGAGGGCTCGCCTGACGAGCTAAAGAAGGAACTGATCGCGGCGATCAACGGCGGGCAGCCCGTCTTCGTCGATAACGTGCAGGTGCGCATCGACCATCAGACCTTGGCGCTGCTGATGACCAGCGGCAAGATCAGCTACCGGACCATGCACACGCACCAAAAGGCGACGGCGTCCACGGATGACCTGCTGATCGTGCTGACCGGCAACGGCGCGGACATGGGGCGCGATCCGTCGCGGCGCATGGCGGTCTGCCTGCTGGACAGCGGGATGGAGCGGCCCGACCTTCGCCGGTTTGATCGCGACCTGCTCGAATGGACGCGGGCGAACATCGGGCGGATTCAGTCGGCCTGCTTTCGGATCATCGAGGCCGGGCTCGCTGCGGGCGACGGGGACGCGCGCGAAGACGAGCTGCACAATGCGACGTATGCGCAGATCGGGCGCATCGTCCGGCCGGCGCTGCGGCTCATGAGCCTGTCGCGCGGGTGGCTGCGGCCGGTCGACGAGGTGAGTCCCCAAGAGGTCGGCTGGCGCTCGCTGGTCCTCCAGTGGGCTGAGGAGGGCGGCGAGCGCAGGACGCCAGAGGCGATCCTGTCGGTCGTGAAGGAGCAGACGCTCGACGTGGGGCTCGGAGACGGCGCCGGGCCTCATGCGATGGCGGCGGCGTTGAGAAAGAGGGCGGGGCAGACCTGGTCAACGCCGAACGGGCCGGTCAAGCTCGCGGCCGGCTCGCGCGGGGGCTGGGTGTTGACCACGCGCGACGGGCTTCCGGTCGGGCGCGGGACCGTGCTCGACTTCGGGCGCGGGGGTGGGCGGTGATCGAAAACAACGGATGGGCCGCTGTGGCGGCCTGGGAGGTGACATGACGACAAAGAGGGCGGCCACGCTGATCGCGTGGTGGGCGCATGGGTGGCCAGAGGGCGAGGGGATCGCGGTCTGCCTTGTCGGGCCGGCGGCGGACGGCTCGGTGTGCGGGATGCGCGCCGAGACGGACCGGCCCGGGGTTAAGCCGGTGCTGGTGACGGGGTCGATGTGCCCGCTGCCGATCTGCGGGGCGTGCCTCGCTGAGGGGGCGCGGGCGATTGAGGAGCGGGCGGTGCTGTTGGAGCGGGAGCGGGCGACCGTGGCCCGGCTGCAGGAGGTCCTGGCTGAGGCCGAGAGCCTGAAGGGGGCTGCGGCTGAGGAGCGGGTGCGGGCGGGGCAACTCGCGGCGGCGCTGGGTGCGGCTCGCGTTGAGCGTGACCAGGCGATCGGCGATGCGGCTCGGGCGCAGGATGGCCTTCCCGTTCTGCTCGACAAGGTGGCCGAGCTGCAGAGGGCGCTGGCCCAGGAGAGGGAGCAAGCGCAGCCGGTGCGGGCCCGGCTCATGTCTGAGCAGCGGCGGGTGATCGAGCTGCGGGCGCAGCTCGCCTCGCTGGGGGTGAGCCGTGGCAGCTAAGAGCACGGTTCCGGCCGGGTCGGGCCGGAGGAGCGAGCGTGACCCCCTCGACCGCTACTACACGCCTTGGCTGGTCGCTCTGGGTGTGTGCCAGGAGTGGCGCCACGCCATCAGGGGCCGCGACGTGCTCGATCCTTTCGCCGGCGGCGGGGTGTGGCTCCGGGCTGCGCTTCAGGTCGGCGCCGCCTCTGCCTGCGGGGTCGACCTCGATCCGGGTGCGCCCGCTGTGCTGGCGGGTGATGCCGTGCTGGGCGACGGGATCGCGGCCATCCGAGAGGCGCGCGGGGTGGTGGTGACAAACCCGCCCTTTGCGCTGATGAACGAGGCGATCCTGGCCATGACCGATGCGTGGCTTGAGGGCCGGGTGTCTGCCGTTGTCCTGCTGTGTCGGATCACGACGATGGAAGGGGTGAAGCGCGTGCCGATCTGGCGGCGGGCGGTGCCAGAGCGCACCCTGACCACGGCGCGGCGCATGGAATGGGAGGGGCCGGGCGGCGACATGCTCGGCGGCACCGACAACTTCGGGGCCGCGGGCATCCTTTGGGCGCAGCGGACCGCGCACGGGGATACTCGGACGATCCTGGGCTGGGAGCCTGAGCCGCTTTCGCAGGTCGGGCTCTTCGCGGGTGGCCGATGAGTGGCCAGGGGTCGCTCTTCGGGGCGCGGTCGACGGTGGCGCCGCAGAGGGCGGCGGCGGCCGCTCCTCCACCGATGGCGGCGGCTCCTCCACCTGCGGCTCCACCGAGGGCGGCTGCGGTTGCTGAGGAGGTCGGGGAGGTAGTGCAGGCGCGGCCTCCAGCGTGCCCGGGCGTCGTCGAGAGGGGCGAAGCTCGGCCAGAGCTGCCCCCTGGCTGGCGACGGGTCGGGGCGTGCCTGTACCTGCCTGGGTCGATCACGGTGGCGCGGCGGACGGCCTATGATGGCCGGTGGCAGGCGCTGCGATGGGATACGGGGAGGGCAGAGCTGGTGTGCGAGGGCGGTAGCGAGGAGGCGGTCTTGGCTCGGCTGGGGGCGACGTGGTGACCGTGCCGAGCGTCCGCGGGATCGGGCTGCGCCAGTGCGGGCTGACGGCGGCCTGCGCGATGGTCGCCCGCTGGCATCGGCACCTGCCCAGGTGCATCGGCGGCCTCGTAGCGGCGGAGCTGGTCCGCGTTGACTCGGGCTGGCCGGTCGGCGTGGCGATCATCGGGCGGCCGGTGTCGCGGGAGCTACAAGCGCAGGGGTGGTGCGAGGTCACCCGGGTTGCGTTGGCGCCGCGCGGGGCCGGGCCGCTCGACTGCCCGTGGGGCGCGGCCTCGCTGGCTTACCGCTGGGCCGAGGCCTGGGCGTGGTGGGGCGGGATGCCGGTCACGAGCTACACGCTTGACTGCGAGGATGGGGGCAGCTTGCGCGCGGCAGGTTGGAAGCCTGTAGCGACCACACGGGGGGGGCAATGGGGCACACCGGCGAGGGCGAGGGCCACGCGGTCAGGGGTCGCAACTCGGCGCAAGGTGCGATGGGTGCCGGCTGCGCTTGACCTGGCCGCGCTCGCCCGGTAGACCTCCGCCAGCATCGGCGCCGCTCTACTCCGCTGAGGCAGCGCGGCGCGCTGTAGCCGCCCCGTGGTGGTGACCGGGTCGGGGCAGGCAGGAGGCGGCCCCGCGCTGTGAGGAGCCGATGTAGAGCCCCCGATGGCTGATCGGGGGCTCGCTCTTTGGTTGGGGTGCGTTGGCCCAAATGCTGAGCCCCGGTCGTGATGGCCGGGGCTCTTTGCGTTGGGGAGTGAACCTGTAAGCAGGGCTTACAGGTTGGGCAGCGGGGCGTCGCTGTAGACTGGCGGCGGATCTGGCTGGTACACGAGCGGCAGGGTGTGCAGGGCCTGCTCTGTGGCGCCGATCATGTGCAGGCCTTGCAGCAGCAGGAGGGCCTGCTCGCTGAGCCGCCTGCCCTGCTTTTTGGTGATGCTGTCCGCGCCCCATTCGGTGAGCGCGTCGGTGGGGGTGGTCACGAGAGCGAGGTGGGCGGGCTCGGCGTGGTGCAGCACGAGCAAGCGCAGCAGCACGGGATCGGGCGTCTGGCCGATGGCCCAGAGAGCGCGGTGGTGACGCGCCGAGGAGGGGGCGCAGACCTCGGGGCCGTTGAGGCGCGCGTAGAGCCTCAGGGCGGTGTCGGAGAGGTGTTCCCCGGCCCGCTCTCGAAGCTCGGGCCAGTACGCAAGGAGGTGGGCGAGCGGGGCGCTCATTCTGAGGCCTCCACTTGGCGGGCCGCCTCTTCGCACTCTGCGGCCCAGGCCATCGCCTGGGAGGGGTTGGCGGACCGCCAACCGGCGGCCATGGCGGCGGTTTCGCCGATGGTGTTGACGATGTTGTTCTCGTAGTAGCCCCGATCGTCGGCGGGGCGGGCGAACCATGCGGTCGCAAGATCGGCGGTGGCTTTCGTCATGGTGTAGCTCCAGAGAGGGGCCCGCCGAGGTCCCGGTCGGCGGGGGAGAGGGGCGCCGGGGCGCGCGGGGAGGGTGCCTACTTGAAGTCGACCTCACCCCAGGCTTTGACGAGGCCGGCGCGGACGCTAGCCCAGGGCAGGCGATCGAAGGCGCCGCCGCCCTTGCCGTGAGAGTGGCCCTCGATCTCCAGGAGGCTGGTGAGGTTGGGGGTCAGGTCGGCGTCGAGGTCGGCTTCGATGTAGGCGAGGACGGTGGCGCGGAAGTCGCAGCGGGCGGCGGTCATCGGGGGCTCCTACCGGGCGGGGTTCGTCGTCCGCCCTGGTGTCTTTCTATTAACGGCCGCCCTGTTGATCGTCAACATGGCGGCCGGAAATAGTTAGAGATCGGGCCCGATGCCCATTGCGGCGAGTCTCGCCGGGTCGCATCGCACCCGTAGGCGAGCGAGGGCGGGGTGCGTCATGGTGACCTTGCCGCCCGCCTCCTGGGTGGCGCGGATGGCGGCGAGGAGGATCTCTACCTGGGTGATGCTGGCGCCATGGTTGGCCTGTGGCGGGGCGTTGGTGGGGCGGATGGTGAAGCCCGGGCCGTAGCGGGGCACGTCGATCGTGATGTCGCGGCGGGTGGTGTCGGCCGGACGGTGGGCGAAGCGGAAGATCAGGCAGCCGGCCAGGAGCAGGAGCAGGAGGGGCAGGATCATGGGGTGGGCTCCGAGGTGAGTCTGGCCAGGACGCGGGCGGCGGAAGGGTTGGCGACGATGGTGTCGGGGCCGCCGCAGTCGAGGCCGAGGCGCAGCAGGGTGCGGTCGATTCCGCCGTCGTAGGGCCGCGGCTGCCCATCGGACAGTTCGGACAGGCGGGCGACGATGTCGGCCCGGTAGGGCGATGCGTCGATGAAGTCGACGGCTTCGTCCTCGGTCTGCCTGATCTGCTTGAGGGTCCGGGCCACGCGGGGGTCGGCGAGCGTGGCGCGGGCTTGCTCGACTTCGTCGGCCAGGGCGGCAAGGAGGGACGGGGCCTGAGCGATCAGGTTGGTGTCGGCGTCGGTGTTGGCTTCGCCGATGAAGGCCAGACCGTCTTTGGTGTGGGCGGCGATGAGGCGGTCGGTGTAGGCCGGATCGGGGCAGTCGTCCCAGGGCGCGCGGTGCCACGGGCCGGGGGTGGCGTTGGCGAGGAGGGCGCGGACGGCGGCGAGGTTGGTGGGCGGGATCATGGCTTGGGCTCCGAGGAGGTGAGGCTGGGTAGGCGGGTCAACGCAAGGGCGCGCCAGAGCTCCAGCGCGGTCTCGGGCGACATGGTGATCGGGGCGCCGCGCTGGGCGGCGTGCAGGAGGGCCTGCTCGGCGTCCAGGCTGTAGGCGTCCGCCAGGGCAGGCGTGGCAACCAGCCAGCGGGCCGGCTCTTCGTCGATGTGGGCGAGGCGCGTGACGTTGACCAGCTCGGCCCCGGCGGCGGTGGTGGCGGCCGGGGACATGGCCAGGTCGAGGTTGAGATCGATGGCGGCGGCGGCCGAGAAGCACTCGGCGAAGGTGGCGCGCGGGTAGGTGGCGCCGTTGGGGAGGTGCAGCTCCCAGCGGTAGAGCGGGCCAGCGGCGGGGCGGTAGAGGATGCGGGCGGGGGCAAGGGGGGTGACGGTGCGGGCGGAGAGGGCCGCCAGTTGGGCGGCGTTGACGTGGGATGCGTTCATGTGGGCTCCTTCGGGGGCAGGTGGGGCAGGATCTGCGCGACGATGGCCTCGGGGACGGGCCAGAGGTCGCGCTCGCCGCGGCAGGGGATGGGAGTGGCGAGGGTGATCATCCGGTCCCAACGCCAGTGGTAGGCGCCGGGGACGGCCCAGCCGCCGGGGTTGGCGCCGTCCGCGCCGCTGTAGCGGACGAGGGCGACGATGGCGGAAAGGGTCGGCTTGGTGGCCAGCTCGGGCAGGAGCTCGAAGCCCGTCGCAAAGCAGTAGGTCTCGGCGACCTTTTGCAGCGCGGCCTCGGTGGCTTTGCGGCTCGGGTTGCCGCCGCCCAGGACGGCGCCGGCGTGGATGGCGAGCCAGTCGCCGGGGGCCAGGATGTTGCGGTTGGGTCGCCAGTCGCGGTTCTCAACGTCCTTGCCGAGCTGTGTGATGGCCCAGGCCCACTCGGGCCAGAGGGTCAGGGCGCGAAGGGGGCGGGTCATGGGGTGGGCTCCTGCACCTGTTGGCGGTTCTGGGGATGCTCGAAGCGGTCGATGGCCTGCTCGAAGAGGCTGCGGAGCTCGGCCCAGGTGGCGGGCTTGTGGGCGGCGATCAGGAGCTGCACGCACTTCTCGGCGGTCTTGGCGGCGTGGGCGTGGTGCAGGTAGCCCATGGCCTGCACATACTCGGCGGTTGCGGCGGCTACGATGGGGGGAGAGCTGGGGGGCCAGCCGTGCCACTCTTCGCGGTAGGCGTAGAGGCCGGCGTGCACGGCGGCCAAGACTGCCTCTGGGGTGCGCTCATCCGTCGGGAGGGCGGCGAGGTGCACCGCGATGAAGGTGGCGAGGTCGGGGCGGTCGCCGCCGACGTGCTCCACGGCGATCCCGCAGCCTGAGAGGCGGCTGCGGTCCATCAAGAAGAACGGGCCGTTTGCCCAGGGGATGCCCTTGGAGTGGGTGAAGTACCGCCCGATCGCCAAGTATTGGGCGTTGGTGAGGGGGCGACCTCCACGCAAGGCGAGGGAGAGCTGGGTGGGCTGTACCCCGGCAGCCCTGGCGACCTGCGCCTTGAGCCCGGGCAGCCCTGTGGTGTCGGATGAGACCGCAACGTCAAGAGCTGTGCGGCCTGCTGTGTTGGTCGGTTTGGTCGGTGGCCACTGCGTTTGCGGTGGAATGGGGGCCTCCTTGTGCGGTCTTGACCGTGGAATCGGTCGGGCCGATAGGGTGAGAAGGTATAGCAGGATTCGAACATAGATACAAGTTTTCATCCTATCCCATGCGAGAGAAATTATAAGAGTAGTAAGGCGAGTCGACACAACAGTTGAGGGGGTACGCCGAGAGTTGGCCATGGCTGCCCCGCTTCGTTTAGGAGTCTGGCATTCATGGGCGGATAGGTGTTGGGGTGTGGCGCGGATAGGCGGGGATGGTAAAGGTCCGACTGTAAAAAAACGCCCAGCGTTGCGCGTGGCAAGCTGGGCGTTTGTGCGGGGCTTGGTGGGGTGGCTATTCGATGCACCACACCTGCGCGCTGTAGGGGTCTGGAGGGGTGACGGTGAGGAGACCTGTCGTGCTCACTGAGTAGTCGAGCGAGGGGCTGCACTGGCCGGCGTTGCAGAGCAGCACGGTGCAGGGGAGATGCACGGGGGCTTCGATGGTGTCGGGATAGATGGCGATGAGAGGGTAGGTGTCGTGTGTGTTGGTGGTGTCGGCGCTGTCTGTGGATGCAGCGCAAGATGCAAGTGCGAGGATGGTGGGCAGGATGCGCATGGGGTCGGCCTTTTGATGCCCCCCCCGGGGGTGGGGTGGGGTGGGTAGGTGTGTTGTTGTCGCCCTGCGCACCCCCCAAAGGGTGGGAAAGGCAATTTCGGGCTATCCTGCCCGCCGAGGACACCGCCCATGCCCAGGCCGCCGAAGAAGCCGCTACCGCCGCCAGATCCCGACGCGGTCGCCCGGAAGGCCGCCAGAGCCCTCCGCCGATGCGCCATGCCCCCCGCCGAGCGGCTGGCCATCGACATCGCAGTCTGCGAGGAGCAGCTCGCCGACGCCCAATCCGTGGGCGACCTGGCGAGCGCGCACAAGTTTGTTTCGACCATCCTCCGCCTGCAGGCGGACCTGGCTCGCGTCCAGGCCCTGGCCGCGATCCCGCCCGGCGCCAGCCGGATCGACCGCCTCCGCATCACGATCGCCCTGGCCCGCGCCGATGCGAGCTGGACCGCCGTGCGCGACATGGAACACGACCTAAAGCTGGCCGAGCTCGAAGCCGAGGCCGCCCGCAACGCGATGGCCAGCGCCAGCCCCGAAGACATGAGCGCCGAGGAGTGGCGCCAGCGCGTGATCGCCGACGCCAAGGCTGCCCGTCTCCCCGACCTCGACCTCTACGTCGAGGAGTGGCTCGGCCGAACCGGCTACCGCCTTGGCCGCGACGACGCCGGCCGCCTCATCGTCGAGCAGGCCAAGCGGTGATCCCCGACGCCCTGCCCGCCGACCACGACGACGGCGAGGACGAGGCTCCCCTGCGCGCCCTCCTCGAAGACCAGCGCCTCAGCCGCTTCTCGATCCGCGGCGACCCCCCTGAGCACCTGACCGACTGGCAGCGCTCGGTCATCGCCAGCCCCCACAAGCATACGGTCGCTTGGGGGGCGAATGGCATAGGCAAAAGCCTTGTTATTGCCGAGATCACGCGCCGAGCCATCGCCGGCCAACTGCATTGGCAGCGCGGCGCCGGGCCCCGGACGGTGATGCTCGTAGGCAACACCTGGCAGCAGCTCGGCTCCACGCTGGCCTACCTCTGGCGCTTCGTCGACAAGCGCTGGCTCCGCCCTGGCCTGCGCTTTGAGGGCGGCCGCGTGATGGGGCAGCGCCTCGCCGTCTTCGACATCGTCGCCGGCCCAGGCCGCGGCGGCGAGCTCCGCTGCGGCACCTTCCGCGCCGAGAACCTCGCCGGCCCACGCGCCGAAGTCGTAATCACGGACGAGCCGCTACCAGAAGATGTCTACAACGAGCTTTGGCCGCGCCTCTTGGGCCGCGCTGGCCGCCTATACCAGACCTTCACGCCCACGCTCGGCACAGAGGCAGACCTGGGCTACCTCTGGAAGCTCGTAGACGACCCAACCGTGCCATTCTGTGGCCAGATCCAGGGCGAGCTGACCCTCGACAACGTCACGCCCCGCCGCCCGCCCGGCTCGCTCCTGCCCGATCTGCCGTGGATCACCACCACCGAGATCGAGGAGCAGGTGGCCGGCCTCAGCGCGATGGAGGCCGACATGCGCCTCGGCCGGTCGCGCCACCCCCGCCTCGATTGCGCCTACTTCTCGGCCTGGGGCCCGCACCTCGTAGCGCCGACCAAAGGCAGCCCTGGCGCACGTCTCGCGGTCGGCATTGACCACGGTTCGGCCCCGGGTCGCCAACGCGCGACCCTCTCCGCCGTCTCCGGCCACGGCCTGCACGCCCGCGTCTACGCGCTCGGGCACTACCAGGGCGACGGTCGCACCGAGAGCCAGGACGACGCGCGCGGCATCTTGGAGCTACTCCGCGCGGCCGGCCTCTCCCTCGGAGACGTAGACCTCTGGGTGGGCGACCGCGCCCACGGCGGCGACCGTCGCGGCGGCTACAAAAGCAACCAGCGCCTGCAAGCCGCCATCGCCGAGGCCCTCGGCTACGACACCCGCACGCCCGGGTGGATGAGCAAGCTGCCCAAGGCGCTCCAGTACATTGAAACCCCCCGAAAGTACGCCCGCTCGCACCTCGAAGGCGCCGAGGTGCTGCACCGCCTCATGGTCTCCAAGCGGATCACCGTCGATCCGTCCTGCGCGCCCCTCATCCATGACATCGAACGCTGGCAAGGCGACCGCCTCGCCCCCGAAAAGGACGGCATCGACTCCCTCCGCTACGGCGTCGTCGGCCTGTTGGAGCAATCCTTGCGCCGTTGACGCCGTCCGCCGCGCGTGGTAGCCGGAAACATGCTCAATCCGTTCTCGCACAAGGGCTGGCAGCCGCGCACCGAGCGCGAACAGGTCGCCTTGGCCGTGCGGATCTATGAGAACAGGCACCACAGCGACCTCGAACAGCGCGCCCAGACCATGCTGGGCGAGCGGCGGGGCATCGTCGGCCCCGTCGACGTGACCCGCAACGCCCTGCGCGCCCAGGTCGACCGCGTGAACCGCGCCTACCTGCGCCCGCCCGCCTGCTCTGGGATCTCCGAGGCCCTCCTCGCCGCCTGTGACGACGCCAGCGCCACCACCCTGATCCGCCGCTACAGCCAGATCGGCGCCCTACCCCTGCCGTCCACGCTCCAGACCGCCGCCCGCGACGCCCTCGGCTACCGTCTCGCCGCTGGCTACTCCGCCGTCATGGTCGGCTGGGCCAGCCGCCGCCGTCGCGTCACCTTCACGCCGATCTCCCCCGCCGACATCGCCTGCGAATACGCCGGCGACGATCCCACCGTCCCGACAGTGATCGTGCACCATCGCCAGCGGTGGGGCGGCGAGCGCTTCTTCCAGACTCGGGAGATTTACGACCTCACAGACGAGGACAGGCCAGTCTACCGGGTAGAGCGCATCGACGACGGCAAAGACGTGACCCCCGCCGACGCGGGCGGGTGGCCTAAGGAGTGGCTTGACGCCAGCGGTCGCCCCCACCACCGGATCGTGGTCCTGGGCCAGCCAGGCCAGCCCTACGCAACGGCGGCCCTGGTTGAGGCTGCCTTGCGCTTTCCGATCATGTGGTCGCACTGGGGCGCCGCAATCATCGACGCCGGCCACCCCTTCCGCTACGCGATCGGCGCCACCCCCCGCGGCGCCGGCTCCGATGAGCGCTCCGGCCAGGTCGGCGCCCCCGGCGGCCCAGAAGCGATCCATATCTTCGACAACGCCGACCCTGAGCGCCCCGGCCTAGTCGGCCAACTCGGCCCCGGCTACGACCCCAAAATCACCGGCGAGGCCATCGCCGCCGCCGAGCTTGCCGCTTCCCTCTCCCTCGGCCTGCCCCTCCCCATGTCCAGCGTGGGCGGCGAGCCCACCGTCGCCGAGGAGGAGGCCGCCGAGCGCGCCGCCGCGCTGCACTACCCCGCCCTGCGCAGGTGGAACGCGGCCGTCCTCTCCGTAGCCGAGAGCTACGCCGCCGTCGCCGAGCAGCGCCGCCCTATTGCGCTCTCCATCGGCGTGTTGTATGGGGATGAGGTCGAGGCCGCCCTCAAGGCCTTCGACCTCGCCCAGGCCGCCAAAGCCGCCGCCGCGCCGCCCGCTGACTCAGAGGACACCCCCGATGCCTGACGCCCCCGGCACCGCCCAGACGCCCACCCAGCCCACCCAGCCCACCGCCCAGGCTCAGAGCGCGCCCGCGCCGGCCTCGGTCGACCTCGCCAGCATCCGCTCCCAGCTCACCGCCGAGCTTCGCCCGCAGATCCTTACCGAGGTCGACAACACCCACAAGGCCACGCTCGCGAAGGCCCTCGGCGAGGTCCAGGCGACCCACGCGCGCGATCTGGCCCTCTCCGACGCCGGTGTCCGCGACCCCCTCGGCCGCGCGGCGGTCCTGGCCGCCTTTGATGCGACCCCCAAGGCTGATCGTGGTGAGGGCGGCGCCGCTGAGTGGTGGGGCCGTCAGGTGGTCGCGCATAAGGCGCACGCCGCCGACCCGGAAAAGGCCCCCAAGCCGAACATCCACCCCACCGTGCAGGCCTACCTCCCCGCGGTCACCCCCGCGACCCCCGCCGCCCCGGCCTCCCCCTTCGGCGGCCAGCGCGGCCCCGCTTCGGTGGACCGCGGCGCCGCCCCTCGGGGCGCGGCTTCGGCCCTCCCGACGCCGAAGCCCGGCACTACCATCAACGATTTCCTTGCCTCCCTCGCCCCCCGATAGGAGCCCGCCATGTCCGCAGGCCAGATCGTCCGCACCGCCGGCCTTGGCGATGCCCTTGTTGCAACCGCGACCAGCTCGATTCAAGTCGCCCTCGACCCCACCAACCTCAACGCCCAGATCACGGCACATCCGGTTGTGACTGCCATCCTGGCCCGGGATGAGGCGATGGGGAACATCCTGGGCGCACTCGGCGTCCAGATGAGCTTCGTTAACCTCGGCCAGTCGAAGATGGCCGCGACCTCCGAGGGCTCCGCGCCGTCCCTCACGACCATGCTGGTGAGCAACATCAGCCTCACCCCGGCGCGCTACGCGATGGCCCGCAACGCCACGGACTGGGCCCGCACGCACCTCGAGCCGCTCCTGAACGGCAGCATCGCCCCGAACGTCTACGCCCTGATGGTCTTTGACGCCCTGCGCGCCTGGATCAACACGATCGTCAACATGATCTGCGCGCTGGCGACCTCCGCCACCGGCTCGGCCGGCACCTCTGGCGGCCGCCTGACCTTTGCCGCGCTGACCGACATGGTCACCGACATGCAGGCCGGCGGCGGCGTCGGCGGCAGCGGCTTGATCCTCATGCTGCTGGACGCGAAGGGGGTGAAGGATCTCCAGTCGGACATCCTCAACCTCGGCGGCGCCGCGGCTCTCGCGCCGCAGATGCAGCAGTTCCTGAACCGCGCCCCGAACAGCGGCTACATCGGTCGGATCCTCGACTGTGTCGACATCTACCTTTGTCCTGAGCTGGACACCGACAGCGGCGACACCCTCGGGATCGCCTTCACTGAGGAGGGCGTGCAGACGAAACACCAGCTTGTCTCGCTGCCCGCCGAGTCGATCCCTGTCGTCTCCGCCGGCTTCGTGACCGTCGAGGCGAACCGCGGCGCCGGCACCGGCGCCACCACCTTCACGACCACGACCCACGTCTCTGCCGGCATCCGGCAGCAGCAGGGTATCCGCAAGGTCATCTATTCCACCACCTGAGCAGACCACAGAAGACAGAGGACACCATGGCAATCCCAGGAAGCAAGGTCGAAGAGCCGGAAGAGCAGTTCGGGGCGGTCGGCTCTCCAGTCTTCAGCATGGACGGGGACGGCCTGATCGTCTCAACCCCAACCGTGCCGTGGACCTACATGGCCAATCCCGCCGTTTGGCAGCTTTGGCCCACGGGCGGCGTCTTCGTTCCGACGCTGTTGAAGGCGACCTGGGCGGCCGGTGTCAACGGGAACGGCGCCCGGATGGCGCACGGCGAGGGCTACATCGCCTCGATGCAGATCGACGGGTGGGTGGTGGTTCCACACCAGATCCCTGGCATGGTTGCGTTCGGCGAGCTCCGCCGCCCGACCCGTGACCAGCCATCCACCGTGCTGAACCGCTGGACGGTGCGCCGCCAGCGTGGCGGCGTCGAAGAGCAGCACTACACCAGCGCGTGGCGCCGCCCGATTCAGTACGGCCCAGTCACACACTGGGAGCACGACGCCGAGGGCGACAAGGCAAGCCGCCTCGCCATCGCCAAGACCGTCCTGCGCATGGACCCCAACAAGCTCCCCGACCCCATCGCCAACGCCGCCGCCCGCCCCGTGGAGTCGGCCATCACCGCCCTCCTGGCTCAGCAGACCTCCCCCGTCCGCGACGCCGAGCTGCGCCGCCTGTCTCGGCAACTCCCCGAATCCATCCTCGACCGCCACCCCTACCGGCGCACCCTCGCCGCCATGCTCAAGGACGACGAATGATCGCCTCCCTCGCCGGCGTCACCATCCTGCTTCGCCCCTCCGCGACCGCCCACGCCGAGGACGGCCTCCTGATCGTCGCCGCCGCCGGGGAGCCCAACCCCGGAACCGACACCAAGACCCCCACCGGGCAAGCGTTCGGCGCCGCCCAGCCCGTGCTGCGGATCAACACCTCCGCCGCCGCGGAGGGAGACATCCTGGCCTACTGGACCCCCGACGGCGGCGAGACCTGGTTCGAGGGCCCCGCGCTCGGCTCCGAGGTCACCTGATGGCCGCCCCCGCCACGCTGGCCCCCGCCTCTCGTCTGCCGCACCTGCTGGTGCGCGGCGAGGCCGCCAGCGTGGCGCTTCCCCTCCGCCACGGCAGCGCGGCAGCCCTGGTCGCCCCCTCTGGCGGCACCTGGGCCTTCGTTAAGCGGGACGACACCGAGCTGTCCTCTGGCTCCGTCACGATCGCCAGCTCCATCGCCACCGCGACGATCACCCCCGCCTCCTCGCTGGACCTGGGCAGCGGGTACGAGCTGCGCTGGGTCCTGACCATCGACGGCGCCCCCTGGCACCACCGCGCCCCGGCCTATGTCGTCCAGTGGGTGCCGCGGTGCTCCTGCACCGTCTCGGACCTGTACGACAGGCTCCCAGAGCTCGCCTACCGGATCCCCCAAGCCCAGGCCGCGGCCGGCACCGGATGGCAGCCGCAGATCGACGCCGCCTATGCCGAGCTGCTCCAGACCCTGATCGACTCCGGCCAAAAGCCATGGGAGATCGTCGGCTGCGAGGGCTATTCGGCCTGGCTGACTGCCCGCGCCCTTCAACTCGCGATCGAGGCCATCCCCCGCGGGATCGACACGAGCTGGGCGGAGCACGCCAAAGCCGCCGCCTACAAGGTCCGCGACGCCGCAGGCAGCATGAAAATCCTCCGAGACACCAGCGGCCCCACCGCCGCCAGCCGCACCGGCCTCGGCGTGGTCCGCTTCTCCCCCGCTTACCGGGCCTCCTACTGATGGCCGCCCCGCTCACCCGCGCCGCCTTAGAGGCGGTCCTGGCCTCCCTCCTCGCCGCCGTGACGAGCCTGGACGCCACCGACTACACCGACACCCCCGGCGCCGGCTGGACCGCGTCACGAGGCCACGGCGCCGGCTCAGACCTCGCCGACCGGCCGCTACAGATCTCGCTGTCCCTCGGCGACGGCGCGACCGGCCCGCGCCAAGGCGTGCGCATCTTCGAGCACGCCCTGACGCTCTCCTGGCCCATGCGCCTGCGGCAGGGCGACGATCTCGGCTCCCAGGCCCAGACCCTCGCCGCCATCCTCGCCGCCGCTGGGGCCGTCCACGCCTGGGGCGACGCCGCCAGCGGCGCGCGTGCCCTTCCGGGCGGTTACAAGCTCTTCACGATCCCCGACGCCGCCGGCTGGCTGCGCGTCGAGCTCTCTGTCTCCCTGCTGCTCCCCTGGAGGTAGCCCGTGGCCCTCTCCGACATCCTCGGCATCTTCCGTGACGGCTCGCTGACCGGCACCGATGACAAATCGGGCACCCCAAACTCCGCGACGGTCACCTACTACAACGGCGACCTCGCCATCGACGGCCTCGTGCCCGGTGGCCGTGAGACCCTGCCCTTCCAGGGCCCAGAAGGCCTCCGAGCCATCCGCAAGGGCAACCGGGTGTTCCCCACGCTGTCATTCTCCGGCGACGTTGCGGCCCTCTCCAACGCCTTCGTCGAGCTGGCTTTCGGCCAGACCAGCGGCTTCGTTTCGGTGATCGCCGACATCGGCGACGACACCGGGATCAACCTGTCGTGGAGCGCCGACTACAGCACGGACACCCGCACCGCCACCTTCGATGACTGTGTTTTGACGAGCTACAAGATCGAGCAAGGCGAGCCCAACCGCGCCTCCTTCACCTTCACCGTTTACGGTCCCGTCGTGATCGGCGGTGAGACGATCATCGCCAGCCGCTGAGCCGGCCCCACACAGCAGAGGACGCCATGACCACCGACGCCGTCGTCATACTCCGAGGCCAGCCCTACACGCTGGTCAAGCCGCGCCCCGTCCACGTCCAGATCCTCGGCGTGGACCTCACCGGCGCCCCCGTCGGTCAGTGGCTCGGCACCGTCGCCGCCGCGCTGCGCATGTGCTGGCCCCCTGGCGTGGCGTGGCCTGCTCGCATCCCGCCGCCAGACTACAAGCTCTCCCACCGCGTCGAAGACTGGGGCGCCGGCATCTATGACGGCCTCGTTGCCGCCGGGCTCTCCGAGGAGGAGATCATCGGCGCCGCCGCCGCGGCCCGGGCCTTCGCCATCGGCCTACAGGTCACCCAGGCCGAGGTCAACGCCGCCAAGGGTTTCTCCGAGCCCCCGGCGGAAACGCCACCCGCTGGGGGCTGAGGCTGTCGAGGGAGTACGGCCAGCCCCCCGCTTGGTGGGCAGCCCTGGACACCGCTGAGCAGGCTATGCTCATCGCCGATGCGCAGATGAGGGCAGAGGAGGAGGCGAAGCGATGATCACCGCAAAGATCGACCTCTCCGCCATTCGCGCCGCAGTCGGCGCCGCCACCGATGGCGCCTCCGAGGCCTTCTTTCGGGTGGCCGGCGCCAAGGCCCGCCAGATCGTCGCCGACGCGCGCCCTATGTGGCCGGTCCGCTCTGGCCGCTCTCGTGACGCCCTCGCGGTCTCGGAGCGCGTTGAGGAGACCCGCCTCTCTGTCGTGATCGAGAACGACGCCACGCCTGCCCGCGGGGGCAAGCCCTACGGCTACCTCGTGAAGTGGTCTCGCCTCACCGAGGCCCAGGTCGAGGCCAAGGTGCAGAGCTACGGCGACAAGGCCAAATCCCCTGAGCTACGCGCCGCCGCGATCGAGTACGGCCGGCGCATCGTTTACCGCCGCCACGGAAGGGGGGCGCCCCCTGGCTTCACCTCGCTCCGCCCCTGGGACGTGCTGATCGCGAAGCCGGTCAAAGCGCACGCCCCCGCCGTAGCCGCTGAGGTGCAGACCGCCCTCGCCCGCCTTAGGGTCGACTAATGGCAGCCTCCGCCGTCTCGATCAGCTTCATCGCCGACACCGCCCCGATCCGCGCGGCGCTCGCCGGCATGGAGGGCGCATCCGCGAAGGCCGCCAACGCGCTGATCTCCGACCTGCGCCGCTCCTACGCTGAGCAGGTCCGCGGAGCCGCGGCCGCAGCTAAGGCCGCCACCGTGGCCCGGCAGCAGGAGGCCGCTGCCACGTCTGCCGCGTTGGCCCGCGTTGCCGAAGAGGCCGAGCGCGTTCGGCTCGGCCCAGACGCATTCAACGCCACCAAGGCGCTCCGAGAGCTTGACGCGCTCGAAGCCCGCCTCAAGGCCCTGGACGCCGCCGACGCCGCCGCGATGGCGAACATCGCCGCCCGGCGCGGGCAGCTGCAGGGCGACCTCGCTCGGGCCGGCTCCACGTCCGGGGAGATGCAGGGACCGGCGCAGGCCCCCGCCGCGCCATCCAAGGCGATGCAGGCGTACAACGCCGCCCTCGCCGACCTTGACCGGCACAGCCAGGCCGCCGCCGCCTCTCAGCGCGGCTTGCAGGGCGGGCTGCAGGCCGTCGCGATGCAGATGCCCGACGTTGTCGCGCAACTCTCCGCGGGCGCCCCGCCGCTTCAGGTGCTCGTCCAGCAGGGGAGCCAGGTCGGGCAGCAGATGCTCGCGGCGTCCGGCTCTGTGGGTGGGCTCGCGGCAGCCCTGGCCCCGCTCGCGCCCCTGATCGCCGCTCTCGCTGTGGCGGTGGCCGGCGTCACCGCTGCCTATGCCGTGTGGGCCAACGCCACCGACGCCGCCGCCGACGCCAGCGGCCGGATCGAGGAGCGGATCACCAAGGCCGACGGCGCCATCGTCCGGGCCCGCCAGTCGGTGGCCGGCCTCGCCCGTGAGTGGGCCGCCTACTCCCAGGCGACCCGCGAAGCCGCCGAGGACGTGCAGGTCCAGATCGGCGGCCTCTCCGGCGTCCGCCTCGAAGCCGAGCGCGCCGAGGCCGCCGCGCGAAAGCAGGCCGACGCCGCCGTTAGAGCCCAGGCCGATCTTGTCGCCAGCATCGGCCAGCGCCTCGCCGCCGAGGAGCAGCTCCGCCTCTCCGGTCGCTTGACGATGTCGGCAGACATCGAATCGAGCCGCGTGCTCGGCGAGATGCGCGACGCCCACAAGGCCGCCACCGCGCGGCTCGGCGAGATGCGCGGCGCGCAAGATCAGGCCGGCCTCGCCGCCTACTCCCTCGCCGAGGCCCAGGCGGCCGAAGGCGAGGCCGCGAAGCGCGCCGCCGACGCCCAGCGCGGGCACACCAGCGCCCTGGACGCCACCCGCGAAGCCCTGCGCCGCCTCGCCGAAGCTGACTCCGACTACAAGGGCCGCGTAGACGAGCGCGCCGCCGCTGTCGCCGGCCTTCGCGGAATCATCGAGGGCGCCGGCCGCTTCGAAGAGAGCAGCATCGGCCGGATCATTCAAGCTCGCGATGAGCAGCTCGCCCAGATCGACGCCATGGCCGCCGCCTCTGGCCGCCTGGACCTCGCCGCCCAGGCCTCGGCCGACGTGCGCCTCGAAGCCGAGCGCAAGCTCGCCGTAGAGCTCGCCGTTATAGAGGCCGAGCGCGAATCTCGCGCCGCCGCCGCTGCTGAGCGAGAGAAGCAGCGGGTAGAGCAGGTGCGCGCCCTCACTGTGCAGGGCGCTTCGCAGATGTTCGGGGGGCTGGCCTCCTCTGCCCAGATGGCCGCCGATCTCGCCGCCTCCTCCTCCGAGGCGGCCGCCCGCCGCGCCTTCGTGGCCTACAAGGCTCTCGCCATCGCCCAGGCCACGATCGACGCCCTCGCCGCCGCGGCCCGCGCCGGCCGTGACTACCCCTTCCCCCTCTCCGTAGGCGTCGCCGCCTCCGCCTACGCCACCGGCGCCGCCCGCGTCGCGACGATCGCCGCCACCGAGCCCTCCTTCCACGTCGGCGGCATGGTCTCGGACCCTCCGACCGCCCCCGACGAGGTCCGCGCCACGCTGACCCGCGGCGAGGGCGTGCTCACCGCTCGCGGCGTGGCCAACGTCGGCGGCCCCGACGGCTTGGCGAAGCTCAACCGCGGCGCTCCTGCAGCCAGCCCTGCCCCGGTGGCGGTCCTGGTCCCCCCTGACGCCCCGTCTCGACTGTTTCGCGATGCCGTAGCCACCCGCGAAGGGCGCGGCCTCGCCCGCCGGGCTACGCGCGACTCCTCTAAGGTGGCATGGTGAGCAGCTACACTCTCCCCCGCGCGCCCGTGCTGATCGTCGGCGACCCCCGCCTGCGCGACCCGTCGACCGCGCTGTGGTCTGCGCAGTCGAGCTACACCCAGGCCGGCCCGGTCCCCGCTGTCGCCGAAACGTCGAGCGCCCTGCTCACCGTCGAGGCTGGCGGCACCGTCGAGGAGCCCGGCCAGGACGTGGAGGTCCAAGTCCTGCGCGGCGGCCAGCCCGGCCGCAGCACCAAGGCCGCGACCTTCGCCCACCGCGTCGCCGGCGGCACCTGGCGCGGCCAGGATCTGCCCTCCGCCCTGGCTGGCGTGCAGCGGATCGAGGAGACCACCGGCGGCGCCGCCACCTTCACCACGCCGTCGATCGCCTCCCTCCCCTCTGGCGTGGCCCTCCTCGCCTACGCAGTCGCCGGCACCGGCGACGACGGGATCGCCGTCCGCCGCCTCGCCCCGGGTGACACCGAGTGGGGCGACCGCGTGCTGGTGCACGACGACGCCGCCGACGTAGCGAGCCAGTACCCGGTCCTCACCGTGGCCGGCGCCGCCGTGCTGCTCATCGCCTGGGTGGCCTCTGTCGACGCCTCATCCTGGCATCTGCGCACCTGGGTAAGCCACGACGAGGGGCAGACCTGGGTCACCCTCGGCGCCTACGCGACCGCCGAGACAGACATCGCCACCCTCGGCGCCCTCCGCCCTCGCCGCATCGCCGCCGCCTACCACGCCGGCCAGCTCCTCGTGCTGGCGCACCTCTACCGCCCTGGCGCGACCTACAAAGACACCATTCGCCAGTACGCCTCTGGCGACCTCGGCGCCTCTTTCGCCGCCGTCTACACCCAGGCCGGCGCCACCTACGACGACTCTGGCGGCTACCCAGTCGCCGTCACCGTCTCCGGCGCCCTGCTCACCGTCTGGGCCCGCTCGGCAAACGCCGGCGCCGCTGGCTCCTGGGTCCGCGCCCGCCTCGGCTCTGCCTTCCAGTCGATCGCCGCCGCCGACACCTACGGCGGCGAGGCCTGGGACGGGCAAGCCGTCGACGTGACCGCCTCCGCCATCGTTGACGCCGACCTCGCCGCCTGCGTAGACGACGCGGGCCTGCTGTGGCTGCACTGGCGCTACGCCGATCCCGCCTCTGGCTCTGCCCAGCGGTGCGGCGTGGTGGTCTCCGGCGACGGCGGCCGCACCACCGAGCCCGTCGGCGTCGACCCCACCGACCCGACCGATCCCGCCCAGTCGACGACGTGGTGGTCATCCGCGCCGCCCGGCACCTCCTCGGCCGCCTACCCCACCCGCCTCGCCACCTGCTACCACCGCGGCCGCGTGCTCCTCGCCGCCACGCACACCGCCGCCGCCTCTGCCCTGGACCTCTCGATCGACGTGTGGGCCCTCGGCGGATGGGGCTCCACCACGCTCCCCCCGACCCGCCGCGGCTCCCTCCTCGGCGACCGGGCCTCGTGGTGGCACACCTGGGCCCCGATCGAGCGCCCCGACGATCTGGCCAGCACCTACACCACCACCACGTCGGGCACGTCTACCGCTGCCCTCTCCGGCGGCGCCCTCCAGATCACCACGTCGGCCGCCGGCGGCGCGCGCTACTACACCGAGCCCCCCTTCCTCGCCGGCGACCCAACCCACCTGATCGCCGAGGCCGCCGTCACCGCCACCGCCGGCGGCTCCCTCCTCAGCGCCGCCATCGCCCTGCGCCTGCGCGTCTCCGACGGCGCCACCTACGGCGCCGAGATCGAGCTGCGCTTCACCGCGACCGCGATCCGCGTCTACGACCTCGTAGCCGGCGCGGCCCTCGCCACCGTCTCGGGCCTCTCCGCCGCCCCCCGCGCCGTTCGGATCGGCCTCTCCGCCACCGGCCTCCGCGTCTACCACCGCGACCACGCGCCCCTCGATGAGGCCCGCGATTGGACCCTCACCGCCAGCGCCATCCCCGACGACGACGGCGGCGCGGGCGGCGCGTCCGCCGTGACTTGGGGCGCCCTCGCCAGCGCCGCCAATGTCGCCGCCTCCTGGCACCACGTCGCGTGGTCGCCCGGCGACACCGGCGGAGACCACGCCGCCGGTGTGGGGCCGTCCCGCTGGGACGCATGGGACGCCAGCGCCGCCCCCGCGGGCCTTCAGGGGGCGCCCCTCTCCACCGCCCCCTGCTACGTCGCCGCCGGCCTCACGCTCCGAGGCCGCACCGGCCCCGCCGCTGTCGGCGACACCGCGACCCTCTCCACGGCCTACCAGTGGCCGATCGAGCGCCTCTTCGCCGCCCGGTCCCGCTCTCCCCGGGCCCCGTGGCGCTCCGCCGATGAGCAGGAGCAGCAGATCGCGCTGCGCCTCACCGCGACCCCCACCACCCTCGCCGCCGGCGCCTCGCTCTCCCCGCTCCTCGGCCTGGTCATCCGCGGCTGCAACTGGCGCACCGGACGGCTCCAACGCTGGACCGGCTCCGCGTGGTCTGATGTCGTGTCCATCGACCTCGCCGGCCCGCTCGGCTCCCTCGCCTACTCGCGCACCGGTGACACCGCGCGCCCCTCCTCCTCGGCCACGTCCGCCGGCTACCTCCTCGAGGGCGAGCTCGTCGGCGCCACCTGGGCCGCCGGATCGACCCGCCGCCGCATCCTCGCCCAGGCAGAGGGCGCGTGGGAGGGCTCGGCCTCCTGGGATGGCCCGCGGGCGGTCCTGGCCCTGTCTGGCGCCGCCCCGACTGACCCCTCCAGCGGCACCGCCGCCGTCTGGCGCACCGACGCCGCGATCCTCTTCGCCGCCCCCGCCGCGGCTGGCGGCTGGCGCCTCATCGTCGACGCCCAGGCCACCGCGGACGGCTACCTCCAGATCGGCTCCGTGCTCCTCGGCCCCGCGTGGCCCGCCGCCGCCCTGCCCGACTGGGCCACCCAGGATGAGCTGAGCCCCGGCCGCCGGCGCCGCGTCCGCGACGACGGCAGCGCCATCGTGTACGGCTCGGCCCCGCCCGCTCGTGAGGTCTCGCTCGCCTGGACCGACGGCGTAGACGAGTCCGGCGCCCTGGACGGCGACGCCCCCGCGTGGCTCCTCTGGGGCTCTGACCCTGTGAGCGCCCGCGCCGCGTGGCTCCGGCGCCTGCGCTCCCTGACCCGTGAGCACGACGGCCAGCCCGTGGCGCTGATCGCCGCCGTGACCGACACGACCCCGCAGACCGTCGCCAGCCGCGCCGACCTCGTAGTGGGCACCCTGACCAGCCCGCACCGGCTGGAGGGCGTCGTCGGCGACTACGCCCGCTCCCAGGTGCAGCGCCTCGCCGCCCTCACCGTCTCCGAGGACACATGACGAGCTCCGCCGAGTGGCTGATCCGCGTCGACTGGGCCGGCCGTCAGTGGTGGGCATCGACGATCCCGATGGATGTCGCCGTCGACGCCGTCGACGTGTCCGCCGATGGCGGCGCAGACGTGCGCTACTCCGAGCGCCTCGCCCGCCTCTCGCTGGACGGCCCCGACCTCGGCGCGTCCTTCGAGGCCGACTTCTCCGACGTGGATTGGGCCGCTCTCCGCGCCGCCGGCCATCGCTGGCGCACCGCGACCGCCGCGCTCTACCTCGTGATCGTGGACGAAGGCATCCCGGGCGACCCGATCGAGCTCGTCGCCGGCCGCCTGGAGTCTGTGGAGTACGGCGACCCCGACGCCCCGCCCGGCGCCCTCCGAGCCCAGATCCGCGCCGGCCGCCTCATCGACACCGCCCGCCTCCTCCCCGCCGGCTCCGAGCTCTCCGCCGACGCCTGGCCGCTCCTCGCTACCCCCTCCTCGGCGCCGACGCTCTCCGCCGTCGCAGGCAAAGCCCCCGCCCTCATCGCCGGCCGCCCCGGGCTCATCGCCGGCGCCCCCGTCGCCGCGGCCCCCGCCTACCCCGTGGAGTGGGCCCTCGGCCCGGTCGCCAGCCGCCTCGTCTTGGCGTGTGAGCGGCTGACCGAGGGGCAGGCGTGGATCACCGATGGGAGCGGCGAGTGGCGCCTGGAGGCTGTGGAGCACGTCGCCGACGCCGAGGGCCGCACCTGGCCCACCATCGACGCCACCGGCATCGCCACCGGCTCACAGCCCCACCTGGCCCGCGCGATCGGCACCCAATGGTGGTGGGCGTCCTCCTCGGCCACCGGCCCGGGCTCGCTGGCGGTGTCCTCTGCCCGGCCGGGCCTGGGATCGGTGGCCCTTGCCCTCCTGGGCCGATCCTCGCTCCCCATCGACCGCCAGCGCATGGCCGCTGCCATCGCCGCCCTCGATGAGATCGAGGTGGGGCTGGTCATTCAGGACCCCGAAGCCAGCCCCCTCGAAGTCGTGCAGGACCTCCTTGCCCTCTACCCCTGCACGCTGGCCAGATCCGCCGTCGGGCTCTACGTCGTCCCCCACGCCCAGCCCATCCCCGCCGCCTGCCCCTGGGTCCTGGTCGACGGGATCGACGTGCAGCGCGTCGGCCCCGTCGACGTGGAGACCATCCGCGCCCCCGCCTCCGTAGAGGTCCGCTGGGGCCCCTCTCACGCCGCCGACACCCGCACCCGCGCCGTGCGCATCGACGCCGACACCCCCGCGCTCGGCCTGGACATCGACCCCGACGGCGAGGCCATCACCATCGACGCCCCCGCCATCTGGGACGAGGCCAGCGCATGGCAGGTCGCCCTCCTCGCCGTCCAGGCCCATCCCCTGGAGCGAGAGGTGGTGACCCTCGAAGCCGCGCCCGCCTACCACCGCGTAGCTCTTGGCGACTGGGTAGCCCTGACCTCCGAGAGCCTGGGCCGCGACGTGGTGGGGCAGGTGGTGGGTCGCGCCTGGGTTGACGGCGCGTGGCGTCTTACCCTGGCCTTCGACGACGCCCCGGGATAGCACCCCTCCGAGGAGCCCGCCCAATGGCTATGTCCGCCTCCGTCACGGTCACCCGCCTACCCCCCTCCTCCCCGCCGCACTGGCGGATCGTGGTGGCCGCGACCGGCGTAGGCCCCTCCGACGTGATCGAGCTGGTCGACGACGACACCGGCGCCCGACCCGACCCCGCCGGCCGCCTCGTGCTGACGGCTCTGAAGGTGAGCGCCGGCGCAGGCGGCGCCACCGAGGCCTCCCCCGTGCTGGCCACCGTCGACGCCTCCCCGGGTCTGGCCACCACCGTCGCCACCTTCGACCCGATCGCCGACGGATCCCAGACCTCCGAGGCCCACGCCACGCCCATCCCCTACGCCATCCACCCCGACGGCCCGCTCTACCTGCATCCTGGCGTCGACGCCGGCACCGCCCGGATCGACGCCGTGCTGCTCATCGTTGGCGGCTGGGTTGCCCGGTGAGCGTCTCCAGCCCGACCACTACCCGCCGCAGGCCGATCACGGTCGCAGCCGACCGTACCGCGCCGACGGAATGGCTGGACGGTGAGATCGTGCTGCTTGAGGCCGGCGTAGCGCTGGCGCTGCCTGAGTCGCACGGCCGGATCACCGTGAAGGCGCTCGGCGCAGGCTGCTCTGTGTCCAGCGCGGCCGGCGTCGAAGACTTCGCCAACCCTGGCGCCTCCTCGATCACCGTCTCCTCTTCCGTCTCCCTCCTCGCTGTCGGCGAGGCCGTGACCCTCACCTCCGCCGGGGCTGGCGAGCCCTGGTACACCGTCTGAGCGCTCCCCGGCCCGCTCTCCCCTCCTGGCCGGTCTGAGGTTGTTCCATGTCCATCCCCGCAGGGACGGGGGCCTACAAGCTCCCTCGCCGCAACTCCGCCGGCGAGATCGACGCCGGCTCGCAGAAGATCAAGAACCTGACCGCGGGCGCCGCGACCGGCGACGCCGTCGAGTACGATCAGCTCCAGTCGGCGATCTCCGGCGTCTCGGTGCCGAGCGTCGAGACGATCAACGCGATCACCACCTCGGCCACCGCGACCGCCGGGATCTTCACCACCAACACCGTGAGCACCTCGGGCGGCGCCGTCACCGTGACGCTCCCCGCCGCCGCGACGGGCAAGGTGGTGAAGATCGTCGTCATCGACGACACCAACGCCGTCACGATCGCGGCCGGCTCGGGCGACGCGCTCGGCACCAACGTGCCGACCTCGCTCCTGGTCGAGGACGAGACCCTGAAGCTCATCGCCCTGGACGCCACCACCTGGCGCGTCGGAGCCTGATCGATGTCTGCCCCCCTTGGTGTCCGTCATGGGCTGTCCAGGCTCGATCTCACCTGGGGGACTGGCCTCATGGGCAACGTCGACTTTGACGGCGCCCAGGACCCGGACGGATGGACCCGCGTTGGCTCGGGTTCGTCCGCCGTCTACACCTACTCCGGGACCGCTCGGGTCCTGGAGTACGCGGTCGTCACCGTCTCGGCCGGTGTCACGGTGCAGCCCGCGGGCTGCCCGCTCTTCATCGCCGATCGGCTGATCCTGGGCGCCGATGCCCAGGTGAACGCCAGCGGCGCCCACGCATCAGGCAGCACCGGCGGGGCAGCGGCCCCGCTCGTGTCGGGCGCCTTCCTGGGCGGCGGATCGGCCGGCCGAAACGGCGTCAACGGCGGCAACGCGGGGCTGGCCAGCACCGCCGTCTCTGCGGTCGGGCTCGGCGCCCGCGGCGGCGCAGGTGGCACCGGCTACCGCGCTACCACCAACCTCGCCGGCGGCGCCGCTGGCACCGTCTCGGCCTACACCGTGGCAAGCGGACCCCCGCACCAAGGGCTGGTCTACCTCCCCTTCCAGCTTGCGGCGAGCGGCACCGCCCGCGGCGGCTCCGGCGGCGGCTCCGGCGGCACCGTGGGGACCAGCGGCACCTCTGGCGGCGGCGGTGGGGGCGGCGGCGTGCTTGTCGTGATTGCCCGCCGCGTGCATCAGGCGGCCGGCTCCTCGCGCGCCTCCCTGGCTGCCCGCGGCGGCAACGGCGGCCTGGGCACCGGCATCGAAGGCAGCGGCTCTGCGGTACACTGTGGCGGCTCTGGCGGCGGGGGCGGCGGCTCTGTGGTCATGATCGCCCACACCCTGGTAGGCGAGGTCTCCATTGACGTGTCCGGCGGCGACGGCTCGGCCTCGGTCTACTCCGCCACCGCCGCGACCGGCGCTGACGGCGGTAATGGTGGTAGTTTTGGCTCAATTTGGGGCTTCTACGCTGAGGCCGCCGCCGAGCCTTCCTTCCCCACTCTCGGTGGCGCCGGTGGCGCTGCCTTTGTCGGCACTCTCGGCGGCACCGTCGGCGCCGATGGGACCGGTACTGACTTCATCACTCTTGCGAGGATCTGATGCCCGACCCCAACGACTCCGCCGCCTGCGCGGCCTCTCTCGCCTCCGTCCAGGCCGGCCCCTGGCTCTGGCGCTCCGATGATGCGGTCTACTCCACGACGGTCAACCGCTCGCGGATCTCCCCCGACGGCGAGTTGCAAGTCTACCTCACCGGCGAGGGGTGGATGTCTTACGCCGACTTCGCCGCCAACCGCGCGCTCTTGACCGACGTTCTCGCCGGCGCCGAGATCCCGGGCTGATGAGCCCCGTCCGCCCGCCTGGCCTGATCGGCGAGGGAGCCCTGGGCCTCCTCGCCGCGGCGCTCATAGGGGCGGCCGTGCTGCTGCCCGACCTGATCGGCTGGCTCGTCTCGTGAGCGAGCTGCACGAGGAGCTGCTCCTGCGCCAGCTCCTGACGAGCGTTGACGGCGTCCGCGCCGACGTGCGCGCGGGGCAGGCGGAGGGCCAGGAGCGGGGCGCGCGGACCGATGCGCGGCTCTCCGAGGTGCAGGCGGCTGGGGTGCAGATCTGCGCTCGCTTGGATGCCTTGACGGCGGCCCTGGCCACCGTGGAGAGCGAGCACAAGGCCCTCACGGCTCGGGTGAGCGCTCTGGAGTCCGACCGGCGGCTGCTGCGCTCCCTGGTTGCGCTCGCCACCGGGCTCGCGGGCTGGCTTGGGCTCGATCGCCTAGCCGGATGGGTCCGGGGCCACCCGTGATCGGGCTCGGCGAGGACGCGCCGTTCGGGCTCGATCTGGTCGGGCTCGGTGAGCAGGTCGATGCGCTGGCCAGATCTGCCCGCTTGCTCACCCGGCCGAGCTGTGGCGAGCTCCTCCTCGCCGTGCCCTGGGCTGAGGCGTCCGACCGGCTCCGAGACCTGGCCGCGCATGACGTGTGCGGGCCGGTCCGGGTGCGCGCTGTGACCGTCGACGGGGCCTTGCACGTCACGGTGGCGGCCTACAGCGAAAGAGAACGGGGGACAGCGCTGGCTACCTCCTCGGCCTGGGAAGACGCCGACCCCGGCTCCCGGGGCCTGGGCGGCTGGGACTACTACCCGGGCGACTAGAGGCCCAGGTGCCACCGCAGCGACACCTCCAGCCCCTCGCCGTGGCCCTGCTCACCCAAGGCCGCCAGCAAGGCGCGGAGAGACAGCGGCGGGGCGTAGTCCGGCACCTCGCCGCACCGGACGATGGTAGCCGCGACCGCGTCGGCCCGGGTTCCGCGCATCGGCATCGGCGGCCGGGTGCCGGCGACCTCGGCGAGCATGGTCTGGGCCGAGGTTCGCCCGACCTCGAGGCCGGCCTCGATGAGGAGGGCGCTCGCGGTCCCTCCCGAAAAGCCGCCCCAATCGGCGGCAAGGGTGAGCCGCCGCAGGGCTTCGGCGGCGTTCTCGTAGGGCTTGCGCCCGGGCTTTGACATGGTGGGTAGAGCTCCTTGGTGAAGACCCGCCCCTCGCCGGTGTGTGGGGCGAGAGGCGGGCGGCGCTGGTGAGCAAATTTACGCGCGGGGCCGGACGAGCCACGCCGATCGCAAGGCGTCGCGGACATCGTCCCAGTGGTGACCATCCGCGCGCCAGACTCGCCAGTTGGCGGCCTCGGTGGCGAGGAGGCCGTCGAGGCTGGAGTCACCGTGCGGGCCGCAGGCGTCGAGGTAGGCGTCAACGGCGTTGGCGCAGAGGTCGCAGAGGTGGATGGCTGGGGTGTCGCTCATGGCGGGCTCCTTCCGGGGCTGTGTGCAGCGCCCCGGTGCTTCTCTATTATCGGCCGGTGCGTTGAGCGTCAACACACCGGCCGGAAAATAGTCACAGGCGCTGCCAGTGCGTGGCGATGGCGGCCGGGCCCGCCTCTTCGCTCGGCTCGGTGAGCAGCCAGAGCAGCGGGCCCTGGCTCGGGTAGTTGCCGCCGCTCCAGCTCTGGGCGTCGTCAATGCAGATCGGCAGGTCGGCGAACCCCCCGATCCCGCCGCGCTGCGGGTGCCGCCGCGCCGCAAGGGTGCGCAGGGCGTAGGCCAGGAGGGATGATGCGTGCACGCGCCGGCCGGTGCTGGCCAGATACGAGGGGAGCCCGTCGATCATCAGATCGAGGCCGTCGACCTCGCCGGCGGGGCGGATGCGGATCTCGACGCCCTGGCTGGCGAGCATCTTCGCCGCGGGCCTCCAGTCGACGAGCTGCTGCTCGAGGACTCGGGCCGGTGCCCCCTTGTGCGCCGCTTCCACGGCGCGGGCTCGGGCCAGCTCTGCCTCTCTGGCCTTGAGGGCATCGGCGGCGCGGTCGATGTCTTCGCTCAGCGTGGTGGTGCGCGCCTCGTAGGCGCGGAGGTCGGCGGCAGCCTGGGATGCGCGGCTGAGCAGGGCGCGGGCCTGGGTGACCTCCTCGGCGGTGGGCTCGCCAGCGGCAGGTGTGGCCGGCGCTCCTGTCGGCTCGGGGTCCACCGTGGGCTCGGGGCCGAGGGCAGCAACGGCGGCGTTGCGCAGCTTCCGGGCCTCGGCTTCGGCGCGGTAGCCGTCCAGCTCGGCCTGGGCGCGTTCGGCCCGCTCCTGAGCCACCTTGAGCTGCTCCTGGGCCTTGGCGAGCTGCTCCTGGGCCCGGCGCCGGGCCGCGTCCACGAGGTCGTGCGCGGTCTTCTTCTCGGCCTCGATTTGCACCCGCGCGGTAGCGGCCACCTGGGCGATCCGCGGCGGCGGCACGACCTGGCCGCACAGGTCGCAGCTCGCGGTGGGGAGGGCTGCCCAGCGGGTAGCCGCGGCGAGGCGCCTCTCGTGCACGCCCGGCGCGGTGTCGGCCGGGCCGCGCGGGAGCCGGTCAAGCTCGGCTTGGGCCTGGGCCACGGCAGCTTCTTCGGTTCGCGTGCTCGGCACCTTCGGCGGCGGGGCGCCGTCGAAGGCTTGGGCCGGCGGGATCTCGGCCATCCGGCGGCGCCAGTCGGCGAGGGCGACCTGCTGCTGAGCCCGGCGCTCGCCAGCTCCGCCCGCGCGCCGGAAGGCGGCCCAGGCCTCTCCGGCCTCCACAACGGCGCGGGCGGCAGCCGTGGCCGACTGATCGGGCACCGTAGGCGCCCCCTGCTCTTCGTGGCGCTGCTGGGCAGCTTGCGCGCCGTCCAGGGCACCCAGCGCCCGATCCCGCGCGGCGGTGGCCCGCGTGGTCGCCTGCACCGCCCCGCGGGTGTCTACGGCGTCCCCGGGCAGCGCAGGGGCAAAGGTGCCGAGGAGCTCCGCAAGGGCCTTGTCGAGGCTGCGCTCGGGCAGCGCCGCGGTGAGGGTGGCCCGCAGGAGCCGCCCCTGCCCGTCCTCCGCCTGCCTGAGCAGCGCCAGCGGGCAGACGATGCCCGCGACAAGGGAGGCGACCGAATCGAGGCCCAGCGGGCCCAGGATGCGCCACCGGTCTTTCGCGGCGGTGATCGTCTCCTCACCTCGCCGCCAGACCTTGCGCCCGCTGCTGCTGACCCGCAGATCGTACACGGTGCCGTCGTCCGCGCTGACCCGCACCGAGCCGGCGCTTGAGCTGAGCGCCATCGGGTCGATGGTCGACCCGTCCGGCGCGGCGCCGGTGAGCAGGTAGCAGAGCGCCGCGGCTACCGTGCTCTTGCCCGACTGGCTCGGCCCGGCGATGACCAGGGCGCCGTGGCCCTCGGCGTTGTGCGGCAGGGGGAGATGGGTGGTGGCGGCGTGGGGGCCGACGCCGGACAGCTCAATCGCTTTCACGGCTCACCCCCGCACAGATCGGCGCGCATAGCCTGCGCGTCGGTCATCAGCGCGTTGGCGCGGGCGTCGATCTCCTGCGCCTTGAGGAGCTGCTGATCGGCCAGAGCAAGGCTCGTCTCGGCGTAGGACATGATGAACAGCGCGACAAGCGCGCCGCAGAGGATGGCCATACCGAAGGCGTGAGTAAGCCGAACGACGGCGGGCTCGGGCTGGCTGGGGTCGGGCGGGATCAGGGACATCGGGGCTCCTGGTGGTGGGAGACACAGCCCCCGCGGATCGGCGCACAGAGCCGAGGCGTCGGGCGGCGAGGGCGGTGTCTGTCACCCCCTGGGAGGGGGGTGGGCGCGATTAGGCGCGGGCAAAGAAAGCGGCAGCGGTCTTCCGGGCCTCGTTCGCGCTGCTGTAGGCGGTCCCGTTCAGCGGGTGCCGCTCAACGGTGGGCAGGTGGCGGCAGGAGGCCTGCGCGCTGATGGCGGCGCCGTTGCGAGTGGTGACGATCTCAAGGCCGGCGTTGTCAAGGGCGGCTTCGGTGGCGGCGATCTTGGCGGGCGACATGGCGGGGCTCCTCCAGGGCGGCGGGGTTGGTGTGCCGCCCTGGTGATTAGCTATTATCGGCCGGCCCGCTGAACGTCAACGGGCCGGCCGAAAAATAGTGCATCAGGGGTTCTCGGGGATCTCATCAAAGTTGATGCTCGGCGGACCGTCCGAGGACGGACGCACAGAGGGGCCCCGCTGGCGGAAGGGCCGATCGGTGGGCTTCTCCTCGCTGATGGCGCCGTAGGGGTCCTGGCGCGGCGGGGGGTCGCCGAGCGGCTTGGGCGGCGGAACGAGGGCCTCCGCGGGCGTCTTGGGGTCGGTGGCGGGCTTCTCCTGGGAGGCGCGCGGACGACGACGGGGCGGCTCCTCGGTGCCCCCCGTGGCAGCGTTGGCCGGCGCGGGCGGGGGCTCCTCGGTCTTGGGGGGCTCGGGCTGGGGCTGCTGCTGCTGCGCCACGGTGGGCTCGGGGAGCTTCACCGGCTCGGGGGGCTGCGGGGTCGGCCCTGGCTGGCGCAGGCCCAGGCCGGCGGCGAGCACGGCGGGCAGGTCGTTGGGGTCGCAAAAGATGACGGCGATCATGTGGTGGCATCCATGGTGAGGGGAGAGCGGCCCGGGAGAGGTCGGGGAGGCCGCGGGCATGTGGGCCAGGTCTGCCCGCGGTGGGGGAGGGTCAGGCGCCGCGGAGGGCCCGCGCGGCGTGAGAGAGGGAGAGCCCGGGCCGGGCAGGTGGGGTCAGTCGCCGTGCTGCTGAGCATCGGCGCCGGGGTTGGCTGCGGCGAGGGCGGCGCGGCCCTTCTCGCTCCGGGCCCAGGCCGCGGCCTTCACGCGGCCGGCGTGGTCGGTCGGGCAGGGGCGGCTGCTGGCGGCTGTGATGGCGGCCTCGGTTGCTGCGATGTCTTCGCCGCGCTCGGCGGCGACGGCCAGGAGCGGATCGTGGCCGGCCGCTGTGGGGTCGGGCATGGCGGAGATCGTGTAGGTCGCGGCGCGGCTACGGTTGAGCTTGACCTTGACCTGCACGTCGGCGGGGATGACGGCGCCGGTGATTCTGATGCCGCCCGGCTTGCCGCCGCCCGGGTTGGGGATCTGCGGGTCGCAGATCAGGAAGACCAGCTTGCCGGCGAGCGCGTCGAGATCGTCGCCGAACACAGACGCAAGGCACTCGCCTTGATTCTTCGATGCAATCCAAGGCGAATGGGTCGAAGTGACCGGCGAGCCGTCAAGGTGGCGGATCAGTAGCTCGATCTTGGCGCGATCCTTCTCCTTCTCCTCGCTGGCCTTGCTGGTCTTGAGCGGTACATACTCTTTCGCCGACTCGATTCTGTACCACCGTCCATCCTTCGGGATGATGTGTGGGGCGATCGAGTCGGACGCGAAAACGGCGCGGATGCTACGGCTCATCGGGCTGCTCCTCGGTGTCGACATCCTCTTCCGCCCATGCGGGCAGGATGATGTCGTAGGGGTCTGGGATGCGGCCGGGGTAGACGCCCGACCGGGTCGCCTCTGCCCAGGTCGCCATGGTGCGGCGCCAGAGGGCGCGGCCGATGTCCAGGCCGCCGCCCATGACGAGTTGAAACACGCCGACATCGTGGGGCGCGCGGTCCTCCACGACGATGACGGCGGCCTCGGTTGGGTAGACGCCGGTGAGGGCCTTCACGGCCTCGGCGTAGTGGGCGAGTTGTAGGTGCACGAGCTGCTTTGCGATCTCGCGGGAGACTGACAGCGGGTCAGTTGAGCCCCACGTCTTGAGGTCGGCGATGATGACGCCGACCTCGGCATCAACCCAAAGGTCAATGCGGGCTTTGCAGGGTAGGCCGGTGACTTCGTCGGTCCAGACGACGGTCACCTCGGGGCGGGCGTCGGCGTGGGTCAGGAGCGGCCCGGCTACCGGGTGGGCAAGGAGAGCGGCGGCCCTGGCCTGCACTCGCGCCCGCTCGGCGCTGGTGAGCACGGTGCGGCCCGCGCCGACCTGCTGCTGCGAGAAGTCGAGCCACGCCTGCCCTTGGCGCTTTCCCTCCCAGACCGCATAGCCCCGCCGGAAAGCGGCCTCGCCTTCCAGGGCCAGGGTGTGAGTGGCGCGGAGCTCCATCCGGCTGTGCGTGTCCGGCCCACCCCCTTCTCGCAGGTAGTGCAGGCCGTGAAGCGGCGAGCCATTCGCCACGCGCTTGAGCAGCGAGGCGTTCACGCCGGGGATCGCGCTGTACTGCTCAAAGGCGAGCCCCTGATAGGCCTTGGCGGTCACTCGGTCACCGGCTGCCCGATGGCGGCCCTGGCGACGATGGCGCGGAGCTGAGCCGTTGCGGGGTCGGACTCGCCCCACACGTCTGCCAGGGCGGCCGCCACGGGGACTACGTCGCTGAGGTGCAGGGCGGCCACGCGGACCAGCGCGACGGCGCACCTGCTGCGGTGCGTGGCGCGAGCGGCTGGCTTCGCTGGCGGGTGCCCGTCGACGTAGCCGTCGATCGAGCTGGCGAAGAGCGTCTGCGCGGCATGAGCGGCGCGCAGGTGCAGCAATGCCAGCACCCACTCGGGGCGCGCGTGATTGTCGATCGGGATGGCCAGATCGCAGAGCGCGATCGGGCCGAGGAGTGCGGTAATGGCCCGTTCTCGGGCGTGCTGATCGGCGTCGGGCATGATGCCTCCTGAACCCAGGCTAACGGGTAGGGAGGGAAAGGCAAGGGAAAAAATAGGGTAGAAAAGGGGTAGCGCGGAGGTAGCGCCGCGGGGTAGCCTTCGGGCAGGAGGTGCCAGATGGCCGGACCGGACCGGAGCCCCGCGCGGACGGGGCGCAAGAAGAGCGAGGAGGGCGGGGAGTTGCCGCCCGCTGAGGTGACGGTGATCCCCAACCTGTCGGAGCTGCCCCTGATGGCGAAGCTGTCGCGGCTCGACACGCGGGGCCGCCTCGATGAGCTGGCGCGGTATGGGGAGCATGATCTGCCCGTGCTGCTGTCGGCCGTGGAAGGCTGCCCGCGCGGCGAGGTGCGCAGCGCGCTTGAGGAGCGGATCGCAGTCATTCGGCGCGACCTGGCCGCCCGCGCCAAGGTGGCGCGCGATGAAGAGCGAGACGAGGGGCTGATCCGGGTTGAGCAGCGCAGCTTGCGGCGACCCATGGCGCCGGCAGACGCGGCGGCGAAGGCGGCGGAGTACCTCGCTCGCCAGCTTCAGGTGTCGCTTGATCGGGCCGAGATGCAGCGCCGCCACAAGGCCGAGAAGGACGATCTGGCCGAGTCTGAGGCCATCTTGGCGGCGGAGTTGCGCGATGCGGCGGAAGGCATGGAGCAGCGGCTCTGCGAGGTCGAGGTGCGCGTGCTCGGCGGTGACACCGTGACCTTTCTTCGGTCGACCGGCGAAGAGGTCGATCGGCGGCGAGCGACCGAAGACGAGATCGACAAGGCCCGGCAGCGGAAGCTCTTTCCGGGCGGGGGCTGGTGATGCGGCCCGCCCTCCTTGAGCGCCCGCTGGGGCTCTACGTCGCTGTAGACCCTGGCGCAGACGGGGCCGCCGCCGTTGTGGAGCGGTACAGGGCCGACAGCGGCGCCATTGGGCTGCGGCTGCTTCAGGTCCGGCTCGCGCGGGACTGGCGCAACGAGGAGGGGCCCGCCTCGGTCGCCTCGAAGATGGTCAAGCGGACCGTCAACGCAGACGCGTGGCTGGTGAAGGGTGCAACGGTTGAGTGGCCGGGCACGCGGTCGCAGCAGTCTGGCGGGGATCGGCTCGCGGTGTCCGCCGGGGCTGCGATGGGGGCGCTCCTGACCCTGTGCCCAGAGGCCACACTGAGCACGCCGCGGCCGCAGGAATGGCTGGCCGATCTGTCGTGCATCGCAGACGGCGATGACGACAAAAAGGCGCTGCACGTCGCCCGGCTGCTCGACAGCGTGCCAGGAGCCGAGCCCCACCTGATCCCGCCGCGGGGGCGGGTGGCGCACGATGGGGCCGCGGACGCGGCGCTCTTGGCGCTGTGGGCGGCGGGGTTGCGCGGGCCCGGGGCGTCGTCGCGGCGGTGGTGGCTCGACATCTTCGGCGAGGAGGCGCGGGTTGTAGGCCCTGGCGGCGAGGTGCAGCCCTTCGTGCAGAGAGTGCGCACCGAGCGGCCTACCAAGGCGATGCTCGCGACCGTGGCGGCGCGCGGGCGGTGGGCGGGAGAGCGCGGGTGGGCGACCGCAACGCCGCTGGCCTTCTCCTGGCTGGCCTCGCTCGGGCCGGCTGGTGACGAGGCCTTCAAGGCCTGGGGAGGCTGAGTTGGGAACCGTGACCCTGCCCCGCGACCTGCCAGATCTGCCCCTGCGGCCGGGCTTCGTGCCCCGCAAATGGCAGCTTGAGGCGCTCTTCGCTGTGCGGCCGGCCTGGGTGGCTGGTCAGTCGCCGGTGATCAACGTCTGCACCGGCGCAGGCAAAGGCGACTTTATCGCCGCCTTGCTTGTGCGGGCCGCGGTCTTGGAGCACTGGCGGGCGCGGCAGAAGGGGCTCCAGGCGCGGCCGGCGGTGGTCATCGTGCATCGGCAGGAGCTGGTGCGCGACCTTCACGCCCGCGCCGAGGTTGTCGGCGTGACGCACGGCGTAGAGGTGGGGATCATCATGGGCACGCGCTGTGACGCCACGGCGCCGGCCCTGGTGTGCTCGGTGGCGTCGATGTCGGCTGAGCGGCTGGCGCACCTTGCGGCGGGGGCCTGCATCCTGCTCATTGACGAGGCGCACCACGCGACGGCGGACAGCTACGGGGCGGTCCTGGCTGACCTGAAGAGCAAGGCAAAGCTCGGCGGGCGGTCGATGCCGATCTTGGGGCTCACCGCTACGGCGTTTCGGCATGACGACGCGGGGCTCGGGCGAGTGTTTGATTGTGTCGCCTATGAATACACAATGCAGTCGGCGATCGCCGACGGTGTGCTTGCGCAGCCCGTCTTTGTGACGCCGAAGCTAACCGGCGTGGGCGGGCTTTCTGAGGCCGAGAACAAAGACCAGCGCAGCCCGGCCCGCATTTCAGCGGCGGTGCAGGAGTGGCTCGCGCGGGCCGTGGGCCGGCAGACAATCGCATTCTGCACAAACATTAGTCACGCTGGGTTGTTGGCGGCCGCCTTTCGCGCCGCTGGTGTTGAGGCGGAAGCGGTCGCAGGGTCGAACCCCAAGCCAGAGATCGCCCGCAAGCTGGCGGAATATCGGGCGGGCAAGATCCGGGTGCTGTGTAGTGTGGCGCTTGTACTCGAAGGGTTCGACGCGCCGGCTACGTCCTGCCTTCTTGTGTGTCGCGCCATGAAGTCGCCGATCGACAAGCGGCAGGCGCTGGGGCGCGGGCTGCGGTCTGCGCCCGACAAGGTCGACTGTGTCTGTATTGACATGACCGGCGGGGCTATGGGCGATTGGGGGCTCGACAAAGAGGCCGAGTTGGCAGAGAGCGAGGGCACCGCGGGCGACTCAAAGACAGCTAAGCCGCTGGTGCTCGAAGTCGGCGCGCGGGTGCGGCTGCGGGCAGAGCCTGAGTGGGCCGCTGGTGTCGTCGATGGCGACCCTGAGCGCGGGCGGTGGCCGATCCGCTGGCCGCGGGGTGACGGGGCTGGGCCTCGGGCCGGGATGCGCACGTCGCACAAGGCGACTGAGCTGTCGCTGGTGTCGGCGGAAGACGACGGGCTCGCGGCGGTGAGGATTGAGCGGCGCGGGGATGCGCAGGTGACCCTGCTGTACGGCGCGGGCGGGGCTTCGATCTGGCCCTGGTTCTGCGAGGGGATGGGAGACGCGGCGTGCTGGTCGACCGGCGGGCGACTGACCGGCGGGCACGACGTGACGGCCCTCTGCGCGCCGCTCTCGGGCGGCTCCTGGGTCCTGTGGCGGATCGAGCGGGCTGGGGATCAGGTCCGGGCCGCACGGGTCGATGAGTACGCGCGGCGGATCGAGGCCATGCGCGCGGGCGAGGGCGTGCTCGGGCGGGCCGGGGCTACGCCGC